TCCGCAGCATCGCTGAACCCGGTTATGGCCATCTTGACCGGACCCATCGGGCCGCTCAATAACGCATCCACGGCGCGACGACCACGGTTGTTGTCTACGTCTGTGCGTTTCTTTTCGAGGTCAAACACCTCGCTTTCGAGGTCGGCGGCCGTCTTCAGCACACCATCGCCCACAAGCGGATTCGCGCCTGAGACCTTGCCGTACTGACTGGCTCGCCCGCCCTGTTCACTGCTGATTGCCGCTGACGCTTGGCGCAGAGCCTGCGTCAATTCCAACTGTTGTTTCTGAGTCTGGGCGAGTGCGTCACCGATGGCCTTGCCAATTTCGTACGCACTCTGAGCCACCTTCTCCGCCGCCACGATCATGGCCGAGATAGCCGCCGCCTGCGCGGCCATTGCGCCCAATCCACCACCGCCCCCAACACCCACAGCACCCACAGCACCACCTTCGGCTGCGCCAGCACTACCGCCCGCATTGCTCGCCGCCTGCTCCTGTGCCAACGCCCACTGCCGCGCCGCCTCATCCTTCCCCGTTGGCCGCGCCGGGCCGACAAACCCGTCCGACCCTTCACCCATCCACTTGCCGGGCTTGGACTCTGCCGCGCCCTTCTCCACTCCCTTGCTAAACGCCTTCCCCGCCTCTTCCCCCGCCTTCTCCGCGATCGGCCCAACCTTCTCAAGCTGCGCAGCGATGTCCTCGATGGGGACATTGACCCCCATCGAGAGTGCGCCGATTTCGTTTGGACCGCCTTCTTGTGGCACCGTCTACAACTCCGATCAGGTGAAGGAGAACGTGCCGGTGGGCTGGATTCCGTATTCCATCGCCACCGGAGAGCCGGGGTTCTGTGAACTAATGCCGATGGATGTCCAGAATGAATCGGTGAAAGTGATCTTGCGGGTACCCGCGCCGAGCATGTTCAGCACGAGCGCGCCAGCGACAGAACCGCCCGCAGACCAGAGCGGATCGGCGTTGTTGGTGCTGCCGTAGGTGCGAGCAAGCGGCCCGCTTGCGGTTCCACCCGCGAACGTCACCGTGCCGACGTTGTGCATTCCATAGGTGACGAGCTGCTTGCCGGGACGGGCAAGCCGGACTCCGATCGTGCGGATGATGCCCGTCAACGCGGCCGTGATGCCGGGAACGATCGTGAACGTCGCGGTGCCGATCGTGTCGCCGGGGACGTTGGGGAGCGTGAGAGCGGTGGCCGAATCCACCAGCGATGTAAAAGACGCGGCGCAGGTGAAGATGTCGGGCCGGAACGATCGGAACGTCGCGGGACTGCCGCTACTTCCCGTGGTGATGTCATGCACCGCCGGGGTACGCATGGCGATGTTGAACGATTGAACATTGAGCCCATATGGGGCCGTGGTGTATCCCGAGTACGCGATGCTCCCGCTCGTTCCGAGTGCGGGTGTCGCCCCGAGCCAACCGCCAAGGGTGGCCCGCGCCGAGAGCAGTCCGGGAATCTCCGACGTAGCGAACGCGCCAAGAGCGGTGATGTCCTGCCCGTCGTTGTCGATGCTGTAGCTGGCCGATGCTGCCGTAAGGCTTGCGAGGGCGATGCTGTAGTAGTTGGTGCTACCCCAGCTTCCCGGCGTTGCGTTAGAACCGATCAGGGGATAGGCCACGGGTCAACTCCTCTTCAGGAACGTCCGGCACTTGAAGCGGTACACCCACTCGCGGATTCCCGCGCCGGGGTCTGTCGCGTCGTAGCCGGAATCGAGGACAATGTGATTGGCTGAGTACGAGGTGGCCGAATCCCCGGTGTAGCCGGTGAAATCAGGCTGCCATCTGTCGAGCCCGTAGTCGGGTGGGGTGCTCGCGTTCTTCTCCGGCCAGTTGCCGAGAACGCGGGCCTTGATCTTCGAGAGTGTCAACAGCGATTCGCTGCCGTCGCTGGGCTGCTCCTCCACGTAGATGCGGAGTTCAAGCAGGTGTTCCATGTACCGGCCGTCGAACGGCTCGTCGGGAATGGACTCATCCACGCAGGCGAAGGTGACGCACGGGTAGGTCGATCCTCTGGGATCAACGGCGGGCTGTGGGAACGTCGCCTTGATGCTCCCCGTCGTGCTCGCCAGCAATGAACAGAGATTCCCCGTGCCGGTGTTGTCACCGAGCAATCGCGCGGCAATCGCGTGATAGAGGGCGGGTTCCCATAATCCCATGCCCTTTTATCGGGGAAAATCGAGCGTCGGGGGGGACCGCGCTACAGCCCGAGTTCCTGCCTCACGGTGAGCGCGAATGCGTCGATCATCTCCCATTTCGCGTCTCGTGATGCCCGCTCAATCCACGGCCGAGCCACGATCACCACCACGAGTTTGAGAACAAACGCCGCGCCGTTGGCCTTGATCTTCCCTTTGGCCGGGGTGACTTCCCGCAGCATCTTTGTCCCGTTCTTGTACTTGATGAACTTGAGCTTTTGCGTGCGAAGGCTTGCCCCCTTCAACCTCCGGAGCATGTCCTTTGCCGCCTTGTTGACGGGGACGGGGATGTACTTCACGTTCCGGGGCCGCACCACCGCCCCAAACTCCAAGTGCCGCCCGTACTCGACAGAGGTGCCATACGCCGCATGTCCGGGCGTTCCAAGGCTCTCGGGGCTGGCGAATGCAATCGAGTTGCGCAGGTGGCCGGTCTGGGAGTTGGGTGGACTTCCGGGGCTGGACGGAGAGCCGCCATGATCGCTCCCAAACGACCGCTCGGCCTGTTTCGCCGCCGCGAGTGCCGCGTTCGTCACGCCCTTGTTGAGAGCCCGCGTGAGCTTGGCTATCGCCGCCGGGTTGGATTGCCAACGGCTCACGGTGCGCTCTTGCCCGTCACATGCTTGCACAAAACCTTGGTGTACGCGCCACGGCCAACAGAATCCTGCGGGTTGGACTGCACCGTGAACGTGTAGTCGGTGTACCCCGTGACGTTGATGAGTTCGTCCTGACTCTGAATGTCCGTTCCATACGCGAAGTAGAAGAAATACATCTCCTCGCCCGCTCGGAACACGCCGCCGTCCTGATGGGAGGTCTTCACATCGACCTTGCACGCGATGCCCGTGGTGCTGGCGTAGCTGTAAGTCGTCGAGCCCATGACAGAGCCCGTTGCGGCGGTTGGCCGGCGACGGGTGCAGGTCTTGTTAAGCAAAGCCTGTACGCTCATGTCAGCACACCACAAATCCACGGAACGCGCCCAGCACGTTCTCGATGAAGTCCTGTTGATAGATCGCCCATGCGTGCGGATCGACCGTGTACGAGTAGTCGCCAAGCTTCTCTGATAGCAGGGTTCCATCCCGTGCCCGCGCTTGGAACATTGCCGCCGTCAGACGAATAGCCGCGCTCTTCAACGACGCTGGCACGCTGCCCGCCGTGAATCCGCCCGTGTACGTGATCTGGGTGTAGGGGTAGGCGTAGACCGTCTCGATGGGTCCGGGGCTTTGCTGGCCCGCGTACAGGCCGCTGGGGGTCAGCCCCGCTTCCCATGCCACCTGCCATGTTCCGATGAAACGCACCCGCACCTGGTCGGCATCAATACGATACAGGTTCGTCGCGACGGTCGTAGATGACACCGTGGACGTAACAACCGTCACCGATGACACCGAAGTGACGGGCCAATACCGCAACTGGTGCTCGGCTCTCAACGCGCCGGGCAATGTCTCGGTATGCACACCCGACAGCCACCGTGGGCCGGTCCCCACCATGCCCGTCGAGTCGTCCCGCCGATCCGCCCAATCCGCCATCATCCCCTCGGCTTCGAGGATCATCTGGCCAATAAGCGAGTCCCACGTTGTAGCCGTGATGTCGAGCCGGGTCTTGACCTCGGCCACCGTGCAGAGTTCCCCGCCCGAGACGGTCACGGCCTGATTCGTGATCGTGGCGTTGGGTGTAGACCCAACAACCGTGGAGACCGTCGCCGCCGTCATTGAGAGCGTTCCCGCCGTGATGGCGGCACTCGATACCGATGCCATCGCATAGACGGTGGTGGTGGTTCCCTCGCCTGTTACCGCGTCTCCCGTGTTGCCGAACTTCGTCGAAGAGTTACGCTGGTACGTGATGTAGTTCGGACCACCCACGGTCGATACCGCCTCCGACCACACGATCGTGAGGTAGCCGGTCGCGGGCGCGTACGTCGCGGAAACAATCGTCGGCACAGCCATTTAGTCGGCTCCCTTGGGCTGAATGCCGCCCTTCAAATGCACGCCCGGTTTGTTGGTCAGGCTGGCGTTCAGTGCAGGCCGGAATACCTCCGCTCGCCCGTTGACCACTAAGGCCTCGGCATGTTCGGACGACAGCCAAATGACAGACCCGGCCTTCCCATACCGACCGTCAACAAGCAACCGGATTTGGATCTGTTTGGCGGACATGGTGAATCCTCGCGGCCGTCGTGAGGCCGTGTGATATATCGGGCGTTTCGCCAACCCGCGCGGGGTCGTCCAGTTCCGCCTTTGCATGGGCCTCAATCTCCTCGTCGGTCATCGCCCGCACCACGCCCATCCTTTGGAACCGCCTAGCGGGGCTCATGGGCATGGTGTACATCTTCCCGCGCGGCCGCATGTCTTTGTGCCCGAGCAGCATGAGCACAAACACCGCCGGGTCTTCACCGTCAGCGGCCTCATGCTGGCCATACGCCGCCCTGTCGGCTTGGACGCGAATATCCACCGTCACCGTGTCCAGATGCAACTGCGCAAAAGCGAGAGCGGCTAGGGCCTCGGTCGTGAAGTCCCCGCCGCTCTCGCAGTGTTCAACGTCACCCATAGACGGGTGTATCGGTCAGATTTACGGACTGGCCGGGGCGTAGTTGATGCGGTCGGAACCGCCAACCGCGCCGGTAGAAGTGAAGTTGTAGGTGGACATGGGCAGCGTCGGGCCGCGCATCTTCTCGATGAGGATGCCGTAGTTGCCCGAGGCCGTCGCGCACGACGCTTTCATGATGAGCCACGGACCAAGGCCCGCCATGTCGATATCGAACGCAATGGCGCGGGTTGCCGACAGGGCCGCGCTGGACTGTGCCGTTCCGGTGATGGCCGTGGCCACCGCCGAAGAGAACAGGGCGGACGCGGTGTGATGGCTCACGCGGAAGACGATCTTCGCGGCCTTGCCGCCCGTCTTGATCTGCTGCAACCAGACGCGAACGTGGTGCGCGTTGGTGCAGTTTTCCGCAGCCGAAAGGGTGCCGGTGGAGCGAGGCGCAATGTCCTTCACCACCTTGAACTCTGGGGTCATACGCATGAGTGTTTCTCCTTCTGTGGGTGGTGTCAGGATCAGGTCTGATAGAACGCGACGATGGGGCCGATGCGGCCGGTACCGGACTGGCCGGTGGTGGCATCGCCAACGTCGTGTACGTTGATGTCGTGGCGGATCGAACCCTTGAGGCCGATGCAGTGCGAGTCCCAGTAGATGTACTCGTTGGCATCAAGCTCAACGCCCATGCGATCACCCAGAAGGATGCCGCGTGAGAAGTTGCCGATGTAGAAGTCCACGGTGTTGGACGCGGCCACCGACAGCGAGTTCATGACGTTGTTCTCGATGATCGGGATGCCTTGGAATGTCGGGATGTTCCCGAACTCCGCCGTCTCCTTCATCGTGACACCGCCCTGCGCCAGCGACAGGCGACGGAACACGAGGTCGGTGATCTGCGGGGTGCAGGTGATCGCCATGCCCGGACGGGCGTAGGTGGGCACCGCGCCCATCGCCGTGGTCAGTTGCGCCATGGTGTGAGAGACGGCATCGGTACCGCCCGCAACCGAACCGGCCGCGTGCGCGATGCTCGTCCACGTACCCGCACCCGTGTAGCCGCCGCCCGTGAATCGGTTGGCAAGGCCACGGATGTTGGCGTAGGTCGCTTCGCCCGCAGCGGTGAACATTTCGGTATCTTCGGTGAACGCGATGCAGCGGGCGATTTCGCCGAACTGATCGTCGATGAAGCCGATGTTCGAGTCTTGGATGAGCTGCTTGGACACCTTGACGATGCAGATGCCGGTCTTCACCGAGAGCTGCACGTTGGAGTACGTCACGCCCGTCGACTGCGTAACGGTCGTCGCCTGCTGCGGGTAGTACAGCGTGTGGATGCCCGTACGGACGGGAATGAACATCTGCTCCTCGTTCATCTCGGTCACCTTGGCGAGCTTGCGGGCCGTGCCGTAGGTGTTGAGGTTGGCGATGAGGTCCGGGTTGAACTCCATGAAGGTCGTCGCACCGCCGCCCGCCTGAGTGGACGAGGTGTACGCCTTGATGACCCGATCCGTCTCGGCTCGCTTCTTCTCCCTCGCAACAAGGGGAGAGTTGGCGTATTCCGCCGTCTTGCCGAGAACGCCCGTGATGAGGTGGTGGCGGAACTTCTTGGCCTGTTCGTAGTCCATGAAGTGCCGCTTCTTGGCCTTGAACATCCGCTCGTCCCCGTCCGTGACGGTGAACTCGCCGGAGGCCGCGCCGTTGAAGTTTGGGCGTTCGGGCCGTTCGGCCAGAGCCTTAGTCACCGCCGCCTTGATAAGCGTGTCGATGTCGCTCGTCGGGTTGGCAGCGGCCTTCGTCTCGACGGGGGCCGCGCTTCCGGTCTTGATGACCAGCGGGGCATCGTCGAGAATCTTGAGGTCGGTGAAGTTGATCGGGCCGGACTCGTCGTTGACGACGCGGCCGGTACCCACGATGTGCTTGCGCATGGCTTCAACGTCCGCGAAGGACGTAGAGCCCGAGTAGCCGAGTTGCTTCGCAAGGGCGGCAAACGCGGCCAGTTCCAGAGTTTTCATGTGTGGTGAATCCAGAGTGAGGGCGTGATTTCGCGCCTGCCTCTGGGACTTCACCGCTCATGGATGGGGCCTCGCGGCCGCTCGTGATGGGGATCAATCGCGAAACAATGGGCAACCTGAATATCGGCAAAGTTGCATAGGATGGGGGGACCTCACGAATGCACCCCGAGTCACGGACGGCTTGGGGTGTCGTCGTTTAGTTCGAGGCCGCGAGCACGCCCATCGAACTGGACGGCCACAGCGCAGGCCATTCGTCGGCCCGCTTGACCCGGTGGGGCAGATCCGAGTTGTCCCACACCTGCACCACGTTCTCGGCATTCTGCTGGGCCGTGAACTCGTGGTCCTTGATCTGTACGTCCACGCTGCACATGCCGTTGGAGCCCATGCCCACGGCTTTGACAAGCGCGAGGAGTCTGGGGTTGCCCGGCTTGGGTTCGGGGCCGAGCACCCAATCACCCGACCGCAGATACTTCACTTGCTTGGTTGCCACGGCTGCGTAGCTCCTCTTTGTAAGCCTCTACCTGTCTCGCAAACTCCGCCCGTATCGCCTCTTCCTCCCCGGCTTTGAGCATGTAGCAATACTGAGCCTCCGCCCTTCCGTGCATCCCCGGCATTCCATCGGGCTCAAACACCATCAGGCATTGCTCGCGGCAGCACTCGTACCGGACGTACTTCCCGAACGTGGGCGGCTCGTTATTCGCAAGCACCACGATTCGCTTGTTGAAACCCATCGAAATCACTTCGGGGTTGGTGCCCATCAGGAGATGTCTGTGCGATCCCCACATCAGTTGATGGTGAACACTCGGCCAGCGGTCAGGAGGGTTTGGGGTTGGGGAACGATGATCTGTGGCTTGATGAGGTCCGCCGTGCGCTGGCGAATCCGGCTCTTGGCAACCAGCGATTGAAGCTGCATCATGGCATCAGGATTCGCGGGCATGGGCGTAAGACTGTACTCCAACAGCAGACTCTTTCGGATCACCCGATTGCATTCCCGCCCGTACTTTACCATGTCGTCGATCGTCGGTTCGCTGGCCTCCATAGACCGGAACCCGATGGACATGCCCCGGATGATCCCCTCGGATACCAGCGTCAGCACCTCGTCACCGATGGGAAGTTTGGTGATGTAGGTCTGTGCGTACAGGCCCTCGCTGGTCATCTTGAGTTTGCGGCAGGTGCCGATGGGACGCGCGTAGTCGTGGTCAAGGTAGACCGTCCGCACGCCGCTGGCCTCGTCTGCACCAAGGAAGTACGTGGTGTCGATGCCTGACATCTGCACCACATCGCCGTCAAGGTCGATCGTCTCCGCAGAACACAAACCCTGTACCGTCCGGGCTTCCATGTCCACGGTCGGGGTCTTGATGTGCAGCCGCTTGACCGTCACCGATCCCGGCTTGTCGTCCGTGTGCCTGCGTTCGATGTCCCCGATGTCCATGCCCCAATATCGGCGGGTTTTCACTCTTACGGGGGACCAGTGGCCGTGCCAGCCCCTTGCGGATGCGGAGGACGTACGCCATGCACAGACCCGTCTCTTCGTGAAGCTGGCGGGTGGTCTTGCCCTTGGCCTCGCGGATGGACTGGATGAGAGATTCGGGGTGCCGCGTTCTCGGGTTGTTTGCGCCTTGCCATCTGTGGATGTTCGCAGCCTTCCATCGGGCGATCGCCATCACATCCCGCTTCCCGTCCGCAAAGGTCATGCGCACGATGTCTTGGCGGGTGGCTCCAAACAGATGGGCGGGGTTGCAGCAGGCCGAGTTGCCACAGAGTGACGACACCTGCTGCTTGGGGCCGAGCGTCTTCCGACCGATGTTCAGGAACGCATACCGGCGTGCGCTGGTCATCTTCCCGTTGCAGTTGATGTACCAGTCTTTCGTTCCGTTGGGGCTGCTCCGCCGCGTCCAGCACGGCGTATCCATCGGCCCGCCAATCTCCACCACATGCTTCCAGAACCGATCAACGATGGGCGTGCGTTCAGCCATGCGGCAAGTTTAGAACCGCCGACACGCCGCAGGAACAGTTGGGGTGCGCGTCCCCCCCCATGATGTCTGCGTAGTCCATGACCTTCCCCGCCACCACCGTTCCCTTCTGTACGAACGGCTCTCCCACCTTGGCGTATCGGTACTTCTCATGCACCTCTCGGCAAATCTTGCACGGGTTACCCGACAGCAACCACTCTCGGGTAGTGACGATGCCCGAGTCCTTGTACGCCATGTCTTTGCCTGCGTTCAGGGCGCGGGATGTCTCGGTACGTGCAATCCGATCAGCCGCCGCCGGAGCCTCGTTGGGAATCGTCGTCCGCACCGCCTGAGCGATGGCGTGGGGGTGAGCCCCCTCCCGGAGCCCGGCCTGAATGACCGACCGCACACGCCCTTCGTAGGTCTGGGTGACACCGTTGGAGAGTTTGAGCCGGTACTGATCCAAAGACTCGACAGCATTCGCCGCGAACGCCTCGCGCCGGGCCATGTCGAGGTCTGCCTTGGTGTTCACCTCATCCACCCCACGGTTGTACCCGCCGAGCAGGATGGCGTTCAGGGGCACCTCAATCGCCCCAAAGACCTCAAACACCATGGCGCGGGTGATGGCGATGTCAAAGGCCAATCCCGGTCCAACACGCGAGTCTGCATAGGTCGAGGCGAATGAGCGAAAGATGCGGGTCAGTGCCTCGGCCATGACCCGCATGGAGCGGGTGATGCTTGGGAGCTTGTCGTCCTTTGTCTCGATGTCTACCACGTGCGCATGGCCGTCGCCGTGCCAAAGGGCCTTGCTTTGGGAGTCTTTGCCCTTCCCGCCGCCCATCGGCTCGGGCTCTGGCGGTTCCAGTTCGGCCTTCTGTGCCGCCGTCAGGGGAGGCATCCCAAGTTCGGCCCGCGCCTCGTCCTGAGTAATCAGGGGCTTTCCACCCGCCAGCGTGGACACCTGCACCACGATCTTCTCGCGGTCCTCATCCACGGCATTCGGGAACACAACCAGCAACGTCGGATCGTTCAGGGCCTCGCGGAAGTCGGGCACCAGATCCTCGTTGATCTTGTCTTCCAATCGCTGCACGCGCGGCTTGATGCTCATCAACTGCCAGTGCGGAGCCACCACCTCACCGTTGGCCAGACTCTTTTCCTCCATGTTGAGCAGGCCCACGGGGATGTCAAAGCACGCGGCGATGATGTTCCTTGCGTCGATTTCGCTCTGCGTCAGGATCGGGTTCTTGTCGAGCTGCGGAGGATACTCAACCCGAACTCCCTTGCCCTTGAGGATTCGCGTGGAGTTTGCGTGTCGAGCCCCGCCGTACTTCGCGTCGAACTCGTTTTTAACCTGCTCAAGTTGGTCCTTGGTGGTAGCCGCTTCGATGAACACGTTGGTTCCACCCACCGCGCCATTGTCGAGGAACGAGCGAGCGAACACCGTCAACTCTTCGGACAGGTCCGCCTCCTGCACACACCGAGCCAGCGGCGCAAGGCCGTAGTACGGGTCGTATGGATTCGGGAACAGGAAGTGAACCACGCTCTTTGGATCGAGCGCGATCTTCGTATCTGTCCGGCCATAGTTGTAGTCCCTGATCGCGCCCGTCTTTTCTGGCCTGATTTCCATCCACTGCGGGAACAGGTTGTGGACCTCGATGGGGTACTTCTCTCGCCCGTACACCTTGGCCCAATACGCATCCCCTGTCAGTTCGAGGAACATCTGGGTCTTCTCGAAGAGTTCAAACCCGTTCACCTGTTCGTTGGCCTGACCCAAGAGCTTGACCAGCGGATGCCGATCATCGGTGATTTCTTCCCACCCCTCTTTGTACGTGCCGAGTGCCTTTCGCGCCACACGGCCGGCGTTGGCCCGCAATCGCTTCGTCTCGTAGTTGGTGAGGCTGATGCCCCGGAGCATCCCGCCCTTCGATGGCGTGACCCTGACCACGCGGGGGCTGCACATGGCGACAGCCGCCGCATTGCGAGCTACGGCCACGGCAACCCATTTTCGGTTCCGCATGACCAGTTGGAGCTTTTCGATCTGCCGGTAGCGCGTGCCGCCCGTGAGGTCTGCGGGCCGCGCCGTCACCATCGCTACCTCATCGCCCGATCGCATCGCCCGCAATCTCTGCATCGAACCGATTGCGGCCTTGGCGTATTCGACGAGGGAGGGCATTCAGGAGGATTCCCATGCGCTGCGCTGGCGCACAAAGTCGGCTGATAGATCGCCACTGACAGCCCGTATATCGGCCATTGCGGCTTTGCGGAGGGGGTTGCGAACTGTGGCAAGCTCAAAGGGTGTGTTCAGGTCGAACTCGGACACCATGTACCGCATGGCATCCATGCCGTGGTTGTCCTTGTCCTCCGGCTTGTCCTTGGCGATGCCGTCCGTGCCTTGCTTGTAGGTGTAGCAGTCGAACTCCCCAAGCGTGGACGTGGGCCTCTTGGCATCGAGCAAGCGTGTGTCGGTTTCCACCGTCGCCCCACGGACGAAGTACATACCGGGCTTGCCATTGGCCCCAACGCGCAGCCTCGCCTTTACCAAGTCGATGCCCGCGAGTATGTCCTCTTTGTTCGCGGCGTTGGTTTCGATTCCGTGCTTGGCTAGCGTTTCCCGGTCCTCCCGGTCGTGGTCCGCCACGGTGTTGTCTACTTCGTCCGTGCCGTTCACGGCGTGGATCTGGCGTGCGTGGTCCTCTACAACCCGCCCGCTCATGTACATCTCTTTGTAGAGGTATAGAGCCTCGCCGCTGTTGGCCCACCACTGGCATACGAACGGGTCGTTAAAGCCGAAGTCAATCGAGCGATACCGGGGCCACGCCTCCCAGCCATCGGGCATCCGATCAATGACATGGATACGGGTATCAAACTCTTCGTAAACTACGCCCTCCGCCGCCACCCACTTGCCAAGCCGGAGCCGTTCACGTCGGTGCCCGGTGAGCGCGTCGAGCTTGGCGATGTACGCTTTGCCCTGTGGTGTCCATGTGCCCGTTGCGTGGTCGTAGAGGAATGGGTTGTCCTCGTGTCGGGTGATGATCCGCTTCATCTTCCCAGCGGCGGCGCGGCGGTTGAGCCAGTGCGTAGGCGAACCTGGGTTCGTCTCGGCCACGATCTGCTGATAAGGCATCTTGCCATTACGCAGAGCACGCTGCAACAACTCAAACGCGCTCTCTTCCGCTTCGATGGCCTCAAACACCCACATGGTGTCATACTCAGCCGAGAACGTGCGTTCGGGCTTGTCCAGCCCTCCCACGATGATCTCGCTGTCGGCGTGTCGATACACCCGCCGCGTCTCGCGTCCCGGCCCGTTCATCACGGCTGGGTGGGTGGGACCAAACACCTTCTCTTCGAGAGTGACAAGGATGGAATCGGTCATGGACGATCGGGTATCGCGCCCGATCCAATGCCGCGATCCGGGGTACTTCTCACAGAGAAGCCGAATCTTCCAGAGGTCCGCCGTTGACTTCCCAGTGCCCGCAGGCCCCTCTACAAGCACTTCCGGGGCGTGACAGGAGAACACGTCCCGCAAGGCCCCCACCGGCTCGTATTGGCGTTGGGTTGTCGTCACAACAGATCCGGGTCAATGCCCTTGACGATCACGGCGTGGTCCACCCGCTCGGTCGCCTTGCCGGTGTCGAGCCGCTCGTTCTTGTCGAGGTACATGGTCACTTCGATCCCTTTGGCCGCTACGGACGCGAGGAACTCCGAAGCCCTCAGCCGATCCCGATCGGTCGATGCCTCATCGTCAAGCATGTCTGTCGCGAACTGGATCGCACGGGCCAGCCCCGCCTGTCCAACCGTCAGGCCACGGTTAACCGCACTCTGCATCGTCCGCACAATGGCACGACGGCCGTACGGGCTTGTGGGCTCCGCCTCATCAGAACCCCCAACACCCCCAAGCGTGATTTGGGATTCAGCGTCCGACATTCACATATCCCCGACGTTAGTGCTTGCTATTCGAGGTTTGCCCTCATAAGCATCACACGTCTTTTCTGTTCTGTAGTCAGTCGAAAAGGCCCTCGCGGAGTTAACCGCGTCAGGCCCGAGAGGGTTAGATCTGCCGCCACGCGACAGTTGCGCCTGCGCCGCTTCCCTTGGCACGGAGCTTTGAAGTGGGGCGGAGGCAGCGGAAGTAATGCACCGAGTCTGTAGAGGCGACTGTTACGGTGTCGCCGGTGTCCTGATTGAACTCAAGCACGGCGGTTCCGGCTGTGGCCCAAACCTCGATGCCGATGAAGTCGGGTCCGGTGCTCTGGGTCTTGTCGATGGACGTGGAGATGAACAGGTCGGAGTAGACATCCTGTGCGACGGAGGTTCCGGTGCTGCTGATTGCGCTGGCCATGCGGTGTATATCGGCGAATCAGGAAGGGGCGGGGGGAGTGACGGTGTGGGTGTACTTCAAGACCCATTCGACGGGTCCGTGCAGGTCTGGATTCACGTTCGTTCGGGTGTACATGGCGCAGCCGTGCGACCAGAGTGGATTGGCCGAGTACACATAGCCGTGCGTGTGCTTTCGCATGTAGACCTGGGCTTTGTGGTCGGAGGCTTTGACCCATGCCGAATGCCCATCGGCAGGACCGCCGACGCATTGGAGTTTGATCCGTTCGGGGAAGACATAGCCGTTCATGCGTGGGGCTTGGGATCGACGCGAACAAAGCGGGTGTGTACCACTTCGATTGAGCGGAGGAAGCCGCCGAGAATGCCCTTGGACTTGGGGTGGGTGAGCACGCCCGCGTCGTCGAGTTCCTGAACCAGTGCGTTCATCAGGCAGGGCTTCCAGCCTCGCCGGAGTTGGGCGGGCGTGAGGCTCTGAAAGAATCCCGCGAGGTTGTTGAGTTCGGTGGGTGCCGCGCTCAGAACGTCATTGGGCATCTGCGAGCGAAGGAAACGACACGGCCCATCGGTCATGGGCGGGCACGGAACCTTGGCACGCTTGTAGTCGGCTCGGAGTTGGACGATGCAGTGCTTGCACCGGCAAGATGTTTCGGGCGGAGGGAGAATCGGGCCGTGGGATACATCGGGCGATGACCACCCGGTTTGAGGCTTGGCCGGTTGTGGTTCGGCCCCTACGAGTTTGAGGGTTGGTGGGGGAGCGGCCTTTTTGGTGGCCTTTGCCATGATTGCGAGTTCGGGCATGTGCGAGATGGCCCCTTTCTATCAGGCGACACGGCGAGGAATGGGAACGATCTGGGTGGTGCTTTGGCTGGCATTGAACGCTTGGCTTACCGCACCGTGGATCATTCCAGTGGTCTGGTCCTGTCCGACCACGCCATCGTGCAAGCCTTCGCCGGAGGTGGTGCCATCGGCAGCAACGAGGGAGTTGCCGTTGGGTGTCCAGCGGCGGCGGTCATAGACCACCGAGGCGCGGCAGTTGTTCGAGGTTCCGCCTTGGGTGTTGTACAGCGATTTGAGGTCTACAGCGTCGTAGATCAGATTCCCAACGCGGGAGATGATGCTGGCCTGCAATGCTCGCATGAATACTTCGCAGGTGGCGACGTTGGTGTCGTTGTCTACCGCCTTGGCGACGGGAGAAGGCACTACACCGATGGTGCGATTGGCAATCTGCTTGAGTGAACCATAGAGACTATCTAGGTCGGCGAACGTGTTTGCGAGGGTCTGGGAGCCATTGACGTAGCCGACACAATCGTTCTTGCCGCCGTACACAACTACATCGACCAATCCGGTATTTCCAGCCGTTCTCCACGCCGTGACTGCGGTTTGCATCTGCGGCAACTGGTGGTCGATGAAGGTTCCACCCGTGACAGCGGGCTGGCCACCGTGGGCAAGAGTCGCGATGGACGCGCCGGAGTGGGCGGTGGAGTAGCAGAACCACGTCGGCTCCATCTCCGCGATCGCCGAGGGCACCGAGTAGCCCATGCGGCCGTAGAACCCCTGCGACTCGCTGTCGCCGATGAAGCCGACAAACTTGGTCTTTGCGGATGTGACAAGCTCGGGGACTCCGGCCGCGAAGATGCTCGCGATGTTACCGTTGGTGGCCGCGCCTGTCGAGAAAAACGACATGGTGTAGGCGCGTCCGAAGAACTTCTGAGAGCCGACGTTGGAATCAAAGTAGTTGATGATGTTCCGTGCGCCAGTGTTGCCTACGGCGGTGATGCTGGTGTCAACCGTTGCGGTTCCCGCGCCGTTGTCGAGGAACAGCGTGACCACGCCCGCCACCACGCGAACCATGAGTTGATTGATCCCGGCGTGGACGTAGAGGGAGGATGTTCCGCCGCCCGACCCGTTCGTTCCTGTCGAAGTGACCTTGATCCGGCCCGCATAGTCCAGCCAGACGCCGAAGTTGCCGTTGAGGCCCTGGATCATGTACAGGCACGAATCATCGGAGCCGGCGTTGCCGTCCACATCGCACCCGCGCACGCTGTTGGCGATGGCGAAGTACGCGCAGTGGTTCTGCGGGTCGATGGCCGTTCCGACCGTCTTATACGTCGTGGCGCGGAGAATGGTGAGCGTCCCGGCCGCGCTGGATGCCGTGGCCGATGCCGCTTGCACGCCCGTATACCCGCGCGAGCACATGAACTGCACGCCGTTGATGTCCTTGGCGAACCAGACGCGATTGGCCGCGACGGTGATGACGTTCGCGCCCGCGACGGTATCGGGCAGGTCACTTCCACCCGTGGCGGTGTATTTCAGGTCGTTGCCCTGATAGAACTCGGTGTTGCCTGCGGCGGTGGTGGCCGGGGTCATGGAACGAAAGTCGTTCGTCCATGCCCATCCAGTTGTGCCCGCGAGAACCGTGAGAAGTGACATGATCCTGTCCCCTTAGTGCTGCGAAGTGATTTTGCCCCAAGCCCACGATGCGCCCGCCGCGAGCACGCCAGCAATGGCGGTGCGAGAGAGCCACTTGGCCTGCGATATGTCCCGGTCGTGTTGCTGCACCTTGCCCGCGAGCGCGTCGGGATCGGGAGCCATGTGGTTCTTGCCTACCAGAGCTAGCTCGATGCGCTTCACCGTGTCGCGCAGGTCGTTGAACTCCCAGCGTTGGATCGCGCCTTCGGCGGGTTGATCGACGGGAGTATCAGTGATGTTGCGAGGGTGGGGAGGGGACAATCTCGGTCCTTTGTGGTAGAGGTTCAGAAGATGCCGAGCAGCCATCGGGCAGACAGGCCCAGCGCGAGGCCCGCGAACACACACAGCCATTTCTTGGCCGTCTGGTGTCCGCCGTTCCACCAGAACTTAACCCGCTCCACCGCCCCCGCGTTCGGGTTCTGAATCGGGAGCGACAGGGCGGGCTTGATGAGCAGGAAGTACAGCAGCACCGACGCGAGCGCGAGAATCAGCAGACCCTTGATGTCCATTGGGCTTTCCTTTGCGACCGAGTTTGACGATGGCCCGCCCTTCGATGGGCTTGCCGGTGATTCGGGCTTTGATGTAGCGGTAGCCGGCGACGGCGGGAGGAATGACGAACACGAGCAGTCCGATCCCGAACCCGAGATAGAGGGTCCAGACGTACTTGACGATGAAGCCTTTGGCGATGCCCAGAGCGATGCCCAGAAGGAGTGCTCCACCGGATGCTTTGCCGGGGATGATGGGGACGAAGAATGCGGAGATGAAGGAGAGGACGGCGAAGGCGATGCAGGCCCAGCTCCACCATCCGAAGATGGCGACGAGGCCGGTTTCGTCCACGGGCTTCCCTCCAGCGGGAGCGGTTCCGTGTGTCGTCGCGTCGTTGAACCAGTTGAGCGGGTTGAGTCCAGATGAGCAGCCGATGAGCAGCCCGCCACAAACAAGGCAAATACCAGCCAGAAACAGCAGTTTGCGGTGGTTCGCATTCAACGCGCCCCCTTGACCGGCTCATACCAAGTCCTGCCCGTGTGATCGGGAGTCTGTACCGCTGTCTCGCGGGAGGTTGCGGACTTTGTACACCCACACACGATCAACGCGAGCAGGGCGAGGATGGCGACGACGCATAGACGTTCAACGCGAGGAGACATGCAGCGTCCTCCAGTGTTCGTATCTGTCCGCGATTCCCCAGACGAGCAGGCCGAGCATCAGCGAACCCCAGCCGACGATCAACCACAATGGGATCGGGCCTGACGGGTGTTTGGTACCGCCGGTGGTGGACATGCCGGGAGTATAGCATTTTCGTTGCGACTGAGACTCAATCTCACTGAGACTCATTCTCAGTTGCGAATGGTCGGTTTTTGGCCTGCCTATCACTGCCCAAATCTGTTAACCTGTTTGGCATGACCCCGAAGGCACGAATGCGTCGGCTGGAAAAGCTGTTGGACCAGCAAGACGGGCCGCTGCCCGATCGATGTCATCTTTTTACGGGGCGCAGGGATCTGGGTGGCTATGGATTGCTCGGCGGCGAGAAGGCGCACCGAATCGCCTACGAGTTGCACAAAGGCCCGATCCCGAGCGGGATGTATGTCTGCCACCGCTGCGACGTTCGAGCGTGCTGCAACCCGGACCATCTGTTTCTCGGGACACCCAAAGAGAACGTCCAAGACATGATGGCAAAGGGCCGGAACAAAACCGGACCATCAACCCCAAGGGCAACACGAGATCAGATACGCCGCATGGCCCAGAACGGCGCGACGTTGAGAGAAATCGCCGAATCCCTCCGCGTTTCTCCTGATGTGGCGTGCAAATACGGCGCGGGACTCCGCCCGCACCTGCGATCTCTTGTGCGAAGGCCGCAACGAACGTGCATACGCCCCGAGTTCATGCACATCCCGTACGATGTGGACTGACTGGTACCACCTGACGGAGTAGGCACGATGAACAGACGCACGTTTTCCAAGATGCTGGTGTCCCTCCTCCCCGCCGCGTGGGTGGCATCCAAGGTCAAGGGGGAGGTAGTTGCGCCGAAGCCTCCCCAGCCCAAGCCTGACCCGCTGGCATTGCAGGAGTCGGAGCATCGGTACTTTGATTCGTTCGTGCCGATGCCTATCGAGTTGACGGTGAAAAAGCCGTTTCGCGTCACGAAGTTGTACATCGAGGGCGGAACGATTGATTGGGTGCCGCGTCCTGACTTCCCCAATCCCGCATAGAGTTGGGGGCAACGGCCCGATGGTGTAATCGGAAAGCACTCCGGGTTTTGATCCCGGCGGTTTGGGTTCGAGTCCCGAGCGGGCATTAGCGGGCTCTGCTTCGTCCAAGAAAGACCCGTCAACGCCCCGCGTCGGCGGGTTTTTCTTTGGACATCCCACACGCGCCGCTCCTCTTCCGGTTGAGGGGTGGTGTTTTTAATGGCCACATCTAGCCAATCGAAGATTTCTTGTTGTAGTCCCTTGCATTCTGTACCCGATATGGTACAGTATGGGCATGAACACCACCTGCGACATCCGCTCAATCGTCCGCGTCCTAGAAGTGGTCGATACCCGCCAGTGGGAGGAAGGCCCGGATGACACTTGGTATCCCGTCGCGGGCAGCGGCGAGGCGCACTCATGCTGCCGCTGTGGTCGCACCCACGAAATACACGTCACGGTTGAACTCAACAACGGCGAAACTTGCACCGTTGGCACGGGCTGCATGAAAGCCGATGAAGTCGATGTTTCTCGGGCCACGCTCGCCAACCGCGCCAAGCGAGTTGCCCAACTGTCGGCAATGGTCACAAAGTTGGCCGCAGATGCCGCCCACGAAGCGTCGGTCTATGCGTCCATCGACGCGATGACTCCCCCCGCCGTTTCCTACGACGGCAAGAACATGACCTGCGGCGATGGTTGGGCTCGCGCTTCCGAAGATACCGCCGAACGCCGCCAGTGTGCGATTGATTCTTGGCGGTTCAACCGCCGCCGCGATGCTGGCGTGTCGCTGTTCGGGGGAGCCCAGAACAAGCACAAGCAGGCCGTCGCCGAACTTGACAAGGCCCGCAGACTGGCAGGAGCCAACCAATGACCATCCGCCAAACCATCCGGCTCGCCAAGAAGCGGGCCGGTATTTCAGTTTCAGAACTCGCAAGGCTTTCGGGTGTACACCGTGGGAACCTCTCGATGTTCCTGAACGGCAAGCGGGATACAAACGTCGAGACCTTGGAGAAGATCATGGCCGTGCTGGAACTGGCCATTGTGGAAAAGTGAAGTAGACTGTGGTGTGGATCGGGGTGAAGCGCGGCCTACCGGCGTACTGGTAGGGGTCGCCCGAGAGGGCATGGAGATTCACATGGTTATCAAGGCTGAGATTCGGTTGTCGCGCGTGAGCGGCGGCGACGGCGACGATTTTCCGTTTCGTCTGTACGTCAAAGACGACGACGCGGGCGTGCAGTTTTTTGAGGCGCGGCTTACCAGCGAGCAGTTTGCGGACCTGTTGAGCAATCGGGGCGCGGAGGTTGATCTGGAACTTCGCGGCCTGAATCTTGTCGGCACGATGCGCGAGTACAAAAAAGAACTTGTTCCAATGAAGGATCGGCTCGGCATCACGCCCGAGCAGAAGCGGGCCGCTCTGAAAAAGTTTGAAGTTGACGGGTGGATCGGCGACGAGTCCGACCTGACCAATCACCATCGATGGCGCGAAGGCAACAAGGTCGAAGTCGGCTTTCATCGACACGTACCCAAGAAGTGATTTCTTCATGGGGGGCGCGGTTCGGGCAACCGGCCGCGCTCCCCGACCTTTATTTCAAGGGGCGGCGCGAGGCCACTGCGAAGTGTGGCGGTGTTGCCCGAATGAGGGCAGGAGTGGACAAATGGCAAAGAACGATTGGGGTCCGCTTGGTCCGCCGAGTTTCATGCGCGGGCGAACGTCTCGCGGCGCCAGCACACCAACCAATCCGAAGAAGTCGCTAGGCTTGTCGCCCGAAGACATCGACGCGGCGCAGATGGCGATCCGCATGGCGCGGGCAGTCGCCAGCGAGAAACACGACAAAGCCGAGCGGTACGGCGATGACGCGCCCGGCGCATCAGAGGCGGGCAACAAGATCGACCGTGGCTGCGGCATCCTCGAACGCCTGCTCGCCAAAGCCCAGCCCGCGAAGAAGGGCGCGTAATACTCCGAGGCCCGCGTCGGCGATGCTCCATTTGTGCATCGGGTCTCCGTGGAAAGTTTCCCGTTGCACGAACAACAGAACTGGCGCGGGCCTCCACCGGGCCGCTCTCCACTCACGGACAGCGGCCCGCTTCTTTTGAATCATTCCAGACAACGCGACTTATCCACAATCTCGGATTTTCTGGCAAAGATTCATTGACGACACAGCAACAGACGATATCTTTGTCGCAGTGACTAGCCAAACCCACAAAGTTTTTGCAGATGCTCCGCCGCGCGGCGATCCGGCTAGTCACCTTTCACGCGTGGCGGAGTGTCTGCGTTCACTTTGAGGAGCCAGCCCATGTCCAGCAGCGCAATCAAGCAGGTTGACGGCCACACCCCCGGCCCGTGGACGGTCGCCAACGGCGATCAGGTGTGGTTCGACGGAATCAATACCGTCCAGTCCCCACGAATCTGCACGATCCAGAATGCGTCCGATCCGGTGCGGCAACTGTCCGCCGCCGAGATGTCGGCCAACGCCCGCCTGATAGCGGCCGCGCCGGATTTGCTTGCGGCGTGTCGGACGTTCTGCCTCGGCGTGGCCAACGCGCCGAGCGACGTTCGCTTCAATGACGCTGCCCGACAGTTTGTGATGGCCAACGTCGAGGCCATGCAAGACGCCATCCGCAAAGCCACCACCTGAACTAGCCCACCCCCAAGCCTGAACACACAGGAGCCTTTTACATGGTTACTCAGAACACGAATGCGAATGTCGAAGCGGCCCGGATGATCGCCTCAGAACTCGGCCAGCCCACGCGAGGGAAGGGAGTAGATCGGCTGGCGGCGGACCTTGGCGATGGACCGCACAACCACCCGTGGTTGAACCAGCTTCCGTCCGTTGAGCCGTCCGCAAATCTCACCGAGGCCGAGCGTATCGACCTCGACGAGTGCGTTGATCGCTACGGCCACAATCGCAAGGTGCTATACGGAACGGTTGAGCTGCTGTGCGCCCGCCGCATGACGGCTCAGTGGAAATACGACCACCGCAAATCTCTGTCCGTACACGCCACGGCCGCGCAGGTGCCGGAAGAGTTGCCCCTTGAGCCCTTCGACGGTGTTACTCCGGCGGATGGGGGAGGTGTGGCGTGAGCACCGCCCTTGATGACATTAAGCGGCAATACGAACAGCGTCGTCGCGACCTCGAAGCCGAAGCGGATGCCGCGCAGGTTTCGGAGATTCTCTCGCGAGTTCCTGCCGAGTTTCACGCTGCGATTAAGCACTACGCGTCACATTGGGACGCTAACGGCAGGTCGATTGTACTGATTTACATGAAGTCTCTGGCGACATCGCTTGAACGCCCATGCAAGACATTTGAGGCACGCATTCGCGGAGAGGCCAAGGTGTCCAATGCCTGACATCTTCACCAGTTGGGGCGAGCCCGTGAGCGAGTCGCTTGTGGAACTTGACCACGACGACCAATGGCAAGACGAACAAGAGAAGCGTGTAGCAGCACGCAGGCGGGATGAGGAAGAGGAAGAAACGGACGACGGGGATTGAACGCGACAACCACCTCACGCCGGGAACGGTTTGCAGGGGGTTTGGAGAACGCCATGAAGATTCACAATGTAAAACAAGGTAGCGAAGAGTGGTTGCAAGCCCGCTTGGGAATCGTCACCGCGTCAGAACTCGACGCGCTGATTTCCCCGCTCTGGCAGCATCGCAAGGGCGATGGTGTCAACACCTACCTCGCCACGAAGATTGCCGAGCGGTGGCGCGGCTGTCCGCTCAACACATTCCACGGCGGGTCGATGGAGCAGGGAACGCTCCGCGAGGACGAGGCGCGGGCGTGGTTCGCTCTGGATCAGAACGTAGACGTTCGGCAAGTCGGCTTTATCACCACTGACGACGGCAAGATGGGATGCTCGCCCGATGGCCTGATGGACGACGGCGGGCTTGAGATCAAGTGCCCCGAACCGCACACGCACGTTGGGTACTTGCTCGCGGGCGACCTCCCGGCCAAGTACCGGGCGCAGGTGTACGGGTCGATGCTCGTCACCGGCCTCCCCCGTTGGCGGTTCCTGTCCTACTGCCGTGGGTTCCCGCCGCTGCTGTTGACCGTTGAAGCGAACGCGGAGATTCAAGCCGCGATCCGAGACGCGGTGACGGCGTTCCAAACTCGGCTGGATGAATCGTGGGCGTACATCGAAAAGCAGAACGGTGGCCCGCCAGCGAAGTACGTCCCCGCCGAATCCGACCCCGACTTTGTGTTTGTCTGAAAGGAAATACCACATGTCCAGCAACAACGGCCTCGCAGTATCAGACTCCGCACCCTCGCAGCTACAGACGTACAACGGCGCGAACCCCATCGGCGGCTTACTCAACACCATCGTTGCCGCTGGCGTAACGACGGAGAACGTCGCCGCGATGAAAGAACTCGTCGGCCTCTATGAACGCATGGAGGACCGTGGATCGAAGAAGGCGTACACCGAGGCGATGACCGCGCTACAGGCGGAACTCCCGAAGGTGATCGCCACCAGTAAGATTCCCGGCAAGGACGGGACGATCCGCTCCACGTACGCGAAGTACGAGGAGATTATGAAGCAGATCGAGCCGTGCCTGTTCAAGTACGGGTTCTCGGTCAGTTTTACCATCCGCATCGACGGCCCACGCTTGTACGCCGTGTGCAAACTCACGCACGCCCAAGGCCATTCCGAGACGAATGAGTTTGGCGTGCGGATTGGCTCCGGCCCTCCCGGATGCAGCGAGGCGCAGGCAGATGGCGCGGCCCGGTCCTACGCCCGTCGCGGTGCGCTCTGCGATGCCCTCAACATCGTGGTCGATCACGACGACGACGCGCGGAATCTTGGCGCGGTCATCACGCCCGAACAGGCCAAGGGATTGGCGGATCGTGCCAAGGCGTGCGGCGTGGATGAGAAGCGGTTGCTCAACTACGCCGCTGCCGAGAAGTACGAGGAAATCCGCGCCACCAAGTTTGCGGCGGTGGATGAGATCCTCCGCAAGAAAGAGCAGGAGAAGGCCAAGCCCGTTGGCAAGGGCGATGCACGAGCGCAACCCCCGGCGGATCAGAAGCCGGTATGGCCGTTGAAGTGACCGACTTCCGTTTCCCATGTGGGGAAATGGTGGTCTGTCGGTCACGAGTGGGTTGTCAGGGAGGCTACCGCCTCTCGCCCGCTTTCTCGGAGTGAATGAGGTGGGAGTGATTTGGAGGTTTCGATGGGCGACAACAAGACATCGGCTGATCGACTTCGAGCGGACGACAACCGGATTTCCATTCGGATTGAGGTTGTCAATGAAGACGCGGGGCGAAGGGCGTGCGAACACGAGGACACAGGAAGTCACGGATTGTCGCTGTACTACTGCGTTCGCGGCACTTCGGATATGTGCATCACTGAGCCGCACGAGATTCTGGCCGACGCGCTGATGCACGCACTAGAAGACATGACGGGCGACAGCCACTACTCAGAAGAGTGGTGGGAGATTCACCAACGCATTCAGGCCCTTATGAACATGCCGTTTTCCGAGTGGAAGCCCAAGCCATGATCGACATCCCCAAGCAATCCATCCGCGTGTGCGACGGCACACCGATGCCCAAGCCCGCCAAGCGGTCAGGTTCCAACGCGCGGAAGGCCCGTGTGGAAGCAACCGCAGAGGCACCCATCAGCATCAAGCCCAAAGAGTCCAAGCCTGAGCGCAAGCCCATCGGCGATAGACAGCGGTTCCGAATCCTCCACCGCTTCAACCACACCTGCGTCTATTGCGGTGCGAAGGCGGGGGATGAACTCCCCGATGGCTCGGTCGTGAAGATGCACGTTGACCACAAGGTGAGCGTGAAGGACGGCGGGACAAATGCGGACGAGAACCTTGTCGCGGCGTGCGCGAGGTGCAACGGCGGGAAGTCGAGCAAGAGCGTTCGGGGTGTGGGTGCAACGAAAGAGGTGCGGTGATGTCGGAGGAAACTAAGGAACAACGGATGCTGCGGCTCAGCGAAGAAAGGCGGGCCATCATGTCTCGCGTGGTGTCGCTGCCGCCGTCCGCTCGCTCTCCGTTTATGGGATGCCCGAAGGACAAGTTGAGCACGGCGACGGTTTCGATCAAGACGAAGTTTAAGAAGCGGAGGAAGTAATGGGCCAACGCATCACAGCCGCAATCGGAATGGCGAATCCCGGCCGCACCGTCAAGGTGGAGACGGAGGACGGACGCATGTACCCGGCAACGCTTATCGGAGGCGACGAGAAGATGGCCACAGTGAAGTCGCAAGGCATGGGCCAGCACTTTGTTGCGTGGGATCGTGTGCGAGACTGGACCAGCCGGAACACCAACGCACTTACCAAGCCTCTGGCGAATGGTGTGGCAAGCAAGAAGCCAACTCCAGCACCGACCGTCGTCAAGGTCGAGCCGACGCAGACGGACCAGTTCAAGGTGTACCAGACGCTTGGCCCACGGCTCGAAAAGGCATTGAGCGAAGTCTCTGCCGCAGAGGACTTGCTCGATCAGGCACTGGAGCAGGTTCAGGCGTGCAAGATGGCGCACGACGAAGCTGTGGCCGCGCTCGCGGACATTCGCAAGGAGGCATCCGAGGCCCTTTCCAAGATCGACGGCGTGCTCGTCGGAACTCGGCACGCCCCAGCAGGAGCAACAGCATGAGCAGCGAAGTGAAGTGGCATGTTCTGCCCGAAAACTCTGCGTCGTTCAATGAAGCGATCGGTTCAGTGAATATGTACCCGAAGGACATCTCCGACCTTCTCCAGTCCTACCTGCACGACCTTGTACATGAGCGCGCCATGTTTTGTGGTGTCGAAAAGAAGATCGACGACATGATCGAGAGGCGCGTTGAGGTGGCCGTGAAAAACGCTCTCGATCGCGTTTCCGCTGGCGTGTCCGTGGCTGTGGAGCAATGCGTCCGAGAGCGCGTGCGGACGATGGTGAACGCGATGCCCATCGACATCAGTATCAAAGTCGGATGACCTACGCCCCTCCCACCGAGTAGAAGACGGTGCAGCGGGGGGTTTCAACTCTCCCCCCGGTGAATGATCCGGGACGGAGGGATTCACAACCTGTTCAACCGTGTGGGCGTGTGTTTGCCGCCGAAAGGATTCGGCTCAATCGTGTCTTGGATAAAGCTCCTACTCCATCCAGATGACCCCAGAGTGTTTGCCATTGCGGACTTGTGCGGATGCACTCCCGATGTGGCATTCGTCGCCTGCGTGGACTTGTTCTTTTATGCCGTTGAGCATGGTGGCCGTGACTGCCTCCTGTCCAGAACCATCATCCGAGCGATAACCGATTGGCCTGACGACTCGCTTGCGGCTGCTTTGGAGAGCAGCGACATCGGATGGCTCGCGACCGTCGATGGCGGAGTGGTGTTCACCGATGCCGGGGCCGTCCATGCGGTCGGGCTCGCATCCAGAGAACGCCAGAAGAGAACGCCAGCGTTCGCGTGGCTGTACTTCCTGATCCGTGATTTCAAGGTGTCCTACGTTGGACAAACCATCGACCTTCGCACACGGCTGGAATCGCACCGGGCTACCAAGACGTTCGACACATGGTGGGCTAAGCGGGTTCCGTATGCGGGCCTAGACCAGCTCGAAATCGAAACCATCAAGCGGCTGGACCCACCCGACAACAAGAAGCACACCGACCGCGACCCGAGCCGGCGGAAGAAGGGGGTCCGCTCGTGAACAAGCCCGACTGGTTCAAGTTCTACCCGTCCAAGTGGCTCGCCTCGAAAGCGGTGCTGCGGATGTCGCCAGCGGGCCGTGGGGCGTACATGAGCCTCTTGTGCGAGGCATGGTCCCAGACCCCGCCCGGATCGGTTCCTGACGACGATGGATGGCTCGCAGAGCACGCCAGCGTCACCGCCAAGGTGTGGGCGAAAGTCTCCGCCGAAGTACGAAAGGCGTTCGTCAAGAGCGAAGAGGACGGACGGCTCTACCAACCGTTCATGGCCGGTCCGATCGCGCAGGCCGCGTACGGCAAGAGCGAGAAGGCGAAGGCGGCGGCGAACAAGCGGTGGCACCCGCCCACGGATGCGTATGCAATGCAAACGCATAGCGAATGCAATGCGGGCGGAATGCCAACCCAATGCCATCAAGAGAGAGAGGGAGAGGAAGAGAGAGAGTCAGAGGGAGAAGAGAGAGTGAGTGCTGCTGTTGCTGCTGGGATTAGGGGTGAGGTGCAGGAGAGGGGGGCAGAAGCCGCGAACACGTTCGGCATGTCCGTCGCCCAGCTCGGCATGTACAGCCGGATCGTTGCTAGGCCCGTCTGGTTGCCCGAGGACCGCGAGTGGATCGACCACCCGACCGCGAGGCGGCTGGCCCTTCGCAGCACGTCTACGCCCGCCCACGTCGCCTACTGGCTCGATAGGGCGAAGGCGCGGCGGAAAGAAGTGCGGGATGTGAACCTAGCCGGATTCGTGATCGGAAAACTCGACAAGCCGGACATGGCCCTTGTCGAAGCCCTTGCCACACAGGAGGCCAGTACGTGACCAAGCCCCCCACCCCCACCCCCTCAGACTACATCGGCGATGCCTGCAAGATTCTTGGGTTGTCCTACGCGACCCTGTTCGGACCTGAGCGGACCAACGAGCGACCACACTGTCTTGATCGGCGGCGGGTGTTCCTGCACGCGCGAAAGCTCGCGGCGGAGGACTACACGACCTTCGTTGCCAAGGAATGGGCGGCGGCGATGGGCCAGAGCGAGTCGATGATCTGGCACTACGACAAGCCCAAGGTGACGCGCAGGCGGTTCGGGAACATCGACGATGTGATTGCCGTGTCGCTGGAAGTGTGTGGTGTTCGCCGCGAGGCGTTGGGAGGAACAAAACGCCACCCCGACGTAGTGCGGTGCCGGATGCTCATCACCCGCGCGGCGAGGACGGTGACGGATTGCTCGTATCCCGAGATTGCCCGCGCGATCGGCAGGCCCAACCACAGTTCAGTCATCACTTCCTCGCAGCGTTTCGACGAACTGACCGCAGACGGGAAGTGTCCGCACCTGATCGACATGCTCGGCCAGATCGTGTCGGAGTGCGATCGGCTGGCGCAGGCGAATCAGGCCGTTCAGGAGGTGGCCGCATGAGCATCCGCACCATCGACACCACCACCCGTTCGCGCAAGTGGGAGCGCAACCACCCGGAGCCTCTTGGCCGCTTCACCATCGCGGAGATTGCCAAGCAAGCCAAGCGGAGCAAGGAGGCGGTGGCCCTGTTGATCCGCGCATCGGAGTCGAAGTTTCGGGCCGTGTGGACTCTGTGGGAGACGGTGGACTTTGACGAATCACGGCGCGGGGAGATTGCCCGCGAACTGGACCGGATCGAATCACTCACTGTCAGGGAGGCCGCGTAATGGCAAAGGCGTTTACCGGAAACAAGACAGATCACATGGGTAAGGAGGTTGAGGTGATGGACAAGCCGACTGCTCACAAGTGCGTCGAGGTCGCGACGATGCCGCACGGCTTAGTTGCGTTCTCCGTGCGACTGCTCGGCCCACGCGGCGAGATCGTGTGGTCACAGGACACTCACGACCACGACAGGGCCCTCCGGCTTGCCGAGGACTTCCGCCAATGGCTGCGAGATTGGGGGTTCGCCAAATGAGCCACATCATCCCCATCCCCAAAGACTCTCTCTGGAACAAGCCATCCTCGCAGGTGGAGGCGAAGCCGGTTGAAACAACGGACGTTCAGAGGGCGCGTGTGCTTGCGGCTCTGCGGCGCGGCCCCGTTAGAAACATCGACGCGGTAAGCGGTCAAATGGACGGCGGCGCACCGATCCTTCGGCTGGCAGCACGGATCAAGGAACTCCGCGAGGACGGATGCCACATCCTCACGACGATCCTGAAATCCAGCAACACCGCCGCATACACGCTCGTGTCCGAGCCTCAGCAGCGAGGTGCAGCATGAAGCGGATCAACTCCCGACAGAAGGGCAAGCGGGGCGAGCGCGAGGCGGCGGCGTTCCTCCGTTCGCTCGGATTCGAGGCCCGGCGCGGACAGCAGTTCGCGGGCGGCGGCGACTCACCAGACGTAGTGACGAGCCTGAGCAACGTCCACATCGAAGTGAAGTTCGGCGTGAAGGGGATGGACCTTGGCACCCAACTTCTGCGCGATGCCTGCGATCAGGCCGAACGCGAGTGTGGCGGGAAGCAATGGGTGGTGCTGTGGAAGCCCGCCCGCCAAGACTGGCGGCTCACGAACAAGTGCAAGATCACCGGCGCGTACATCACGCTCTGCGGCACCGATGAGCACTACGCGACGGCCCTGCGTCATCTGAACGAAATCACCAAGTCATAACCCCTAGAGGAGGAATCGCAATGGCAGGACAAACACCCATGAAGGACCGCAACGGCGCAGAAGTCACGATCGGCGCGAGAGTGTTCGTGTTGCCGCAGACGGGCATTCGCAAGGGCGGGCAGGCATGGGTTCGTGCGATTTCCGGCAAGGGCCATCCGCTCGGCATTCGCGCACGCTGCGACGATGCGCCGCAGCACGAAGAGATCAACATGAACAACCACACGTTCAGCGCGTGGTGCAAGCCGAGCGAGTTTGAAATCCTCACCACCCCCTAATCCCAGAAAGGCTCCACTTCAATGGCAGACACAGCAAACAGAGTTGATCCAAAGACGCCATCTCAGATACTCAAAGAGGCGCGGGCGAAGATTGAGAAGCCGGAGAACTGGTGCCAGAACAAGATGGGCCTGAGAAACGGCCACGTGACTCGCACCGACGACCCAAACTTTGACAAGTGCGAGTGTTTTTGCGCTGTCGGCGCGATCGCCGCCGCCTCGCGGTGTGAGGCGATCGACCTCATCAAGAGCAAGGCGTTTGCGCGGCTGAGAGCGTTCACATCGCCGGACTCAACCGTGACGGCGTGGAACGACACCCACACCCACTCCGAAGTCCTCGCGGCCTTCGACAAGGCCATCGAACTCGCCGAGCAGGAAGAGAAGGGAGCAGGGACAAATGGATAAGCCGAGTACAGGTTCGGAGATGGGGTGGACACCGGAGCCGTGGATGGTCGGCAACGACATGGCGATGAAGCACACCTATTGCACCCAGATCGTCGGCATGATGGACGGCGAACCGTTCATCATCGGCTCGCTCAACTACAACTTCCTAGACCTCGCAATCGTCAACTGCGTTCGCGCCGTCGCCTGCGTGAACGCAATGGCGGGCATCCCAGATCCGGCTGCGTTCGTCGATGCCGTTCGGATGCACCTTTCCACGCTCGACGCGCACGACATCGAATCGCTCGACTGCGACCGTCGCGGGGAGAAGTACTGCGACTGCTTGAGCAAGAGCATCGACAAACTCCGCTCCGCCCTCTCCCATCCCCAGAGCAAAGAGAGGGGAGCATGAGCAGGAACAAACCAACCGGAAGCGAAGGGAAGGGAGAGAGTGTGGCTGAATATGAAACCACCAGAAACCATCGTGCGGGGAAGTCTGATTCTCAGGCCAAGAAGAATCGAGCGGGGAAGGTGGGAGGTGTTGGTCGAGGGCGGCGGGACACTGACGAGCGTTCGGCAGCGAAGCCTGCGCGGAGCGGTGGAGGACGCGGTGTGGCTGGCGAGCATCAAGCCGAATGCCGTGTTGCCGGTGAAGCGTGGCAAGGAACGGCGTGGGCCTATTCGGGATTCTCGGATCGAGGACCAACAAACCCGCCCACCACATGGAATAGTCCCGGCGGGATCTACACCGTCCCTGTTCGCGTCACAGTGACCGAGATCAAGCCTCCGTCATCCATCGGAGATCAGAAGAGAGCGGCGAAGAAGAAACCCAAAGGAGCGAAGCGATGAAGAAGAAGCCGACAAGCAAGCGACCGTCCGCGATGGCCGAACTGTGGTGGAACAAGAACTCGATGCTGGGATGCCAGCGCGATACGCGCCCGTGCGATCCCAAACTTCGGCGGCTGATGGGCGTGACCGCATTCCGTGAAGGCGTGAAGGCCGAACGCTCCCGAAAACGCCGCGAGGACATTGAGCGTTGGCAGACTGAGCAGCGAGAAGCAGCACTTGCAAAGCCCCACCAGTGAATAAGAGCAAGGCGAAGAAACCCAATCGGAAAGGAACGAGGAATGGCTAAGGCGAGAACGAAGAAGGCGAAGAAGCGACATCCAAGCGCGTGGAGCATGGCGAAGGCGTGGTCCACAAAGAACGCGGTCGGAAGCATGTACGACGGCGAGCAATGCACGACCAGCGTCCGCACGCTGCTGACACGATACGGCTACTACGAGGGAATCTTGGCCGAGCGTCGGCGGCTCACAGTCCCCATCAAACCAACCCGCACCAAGGCCCGGAGGTAGCACCATGAGCGAACAACACAAACGCAACGGTCTGGTTCCGTGCTACTTCCCGAACGGGACGGCGTTCGAGTGCTTCTACGCATCGTGCGCGGTGTGCCGCCATTGCACCGACAACCTCGACAACCCGCAGCCGGGGCGACTGACTCCACCATTTCCCAACTGCAAATGGGGCGTTCTGGATCGCATCTACGTCGCCATGACGATCCGTGACCGCGACCACGCCTCACACTGGCACGACCCGGAGAACATCGAGATCACGGACGCGGACGGATGGCCTCGATGCCCGCCACTGTGCAAGCGGTTCACGCCGAAGGACTACGACAACGACGACCGAGATCCGCCCGCGCCGGACCTGCCCGGACAAATGACTTTGGACGACATCAACATTCCAGTCGAGCGTGTCCCGCTCATGAAGGAGGTAGGAGCACCATGACGAACGAAGAAGCGAAGCAACAGGCCGAGAAGATCGTGAACGGCGTATGGCATCGTCGCCGCGCGAATGACGACATCGCCTCACGATATCTGACGGCGATGCTGATTGAGGACATCGCCCAAGCCCTCGCGGTACCGGCTGGATGCGTGCGGGACGAGAACGGGGTGGACAGGAAGGTGCTGGGGACGCTGCCGTTGACCAAGGACGGTTGTGTTGTCGGCGTGGATGCCGTCGTGTTCCACCCGGATTCGATCTGCGTGAGCGGCGAGGCGGTGTACGAAGGGAACCGCGTGGACGTGCCGACCAAGCGAGGATCTGACAACTTCATCTGCCGGAGTTTCGACACCACCGTTGAGGACTGCTACTCCACCCGCGAAGCCGCATCGTCCGCTCTTTCATCCACAGAGAAGGGGAAGGCCAATGAAACAGCGTAAGGTGTGGCGGTACTACTGCGATCACTGCGGTAAGGGGCGTTGCACGCGGCGCGCGGGCGAGACGCACGAGCAGCACTGCATCCGAAATCCGAATCGCGGATGCCGCATGTGCAAGCACGCGACGGGCGACGAGAAGTGCGTCCCCGAGCCAATGGAAATGCTCATCGCCGCGTTCAAGTCCGGCGGCCTGCCCGAACTCCGCAAGTTGGCCGAGGGTTGCCCCGCGTGCATGTTGGCGACCATCGTGCAGTGCCGAGAACGCGACGGTGGGGAATACGACTTCGAGAATGAGGGCAACTTCGACTACAAGACTGAGGTTGAGAGCATGTGGAAGGAAGCGAACGCGGCCCGCATGGACAGCGGACGCAACTGGTAACCCACTCCCTCTCATGGCGTGGTCTGATTGATTGAGAACACCTTTTAGGAGATTGGAAGATGACTGCCGCTGAGTTTTTAGAAGCCAAAGACAAGCATGCCGCAGAGACGTTTGCACTCTCGGAGGCAACCCCGCAGTCTCCGCGCCTCGTAACGCCACCGGGTGAGGATTGGTGCATTGAGGCTTGGATAGATCCCGCCACGACACACTCGCCAGCAGCGATCATGATTACCGCAGGCAAGCGGCAATGTCAGTGGAGAAACGTGTCACTCACGCTCAGAAACGCGCAAATGCTCCGCGACTGGCTTTGTGAGATGCTCCCGAAGTAACCACCCACCCCGCCGAGCGAGAAGCAGGCGGGTCGGATTTCAGAACACCATCAGGAGGATTGAAAATGCGAATGACGATTTTCTGCAACAACTACCGGGCCATGTCGCAGCACAAAACATGCAATGCGGGCGTGGCATACGACACGCTCGACGGATACGGCCAGCCCGGATTCATGGACAAATGCCCGTGTTTCTGGCGGCGCGGGAAGGGCGATCCGCAGCCCACAACCTGCCCCAAGGCGGCATATCCGACCGACGCGGAAATCGCTGCCGACGAAGCGGAGTCCCGCAAGTCTTTCGAGCGAATCGGAACGGCACGCGAGGCGATCGTGAAGCACCTTGGCGGGCCGTGGAAGCGCGGGATGCAAGGTGCGGGAGGCGTAATCGACTGCCCCGCGTGCGGCAAAGAGAAGGCGTTGCGATTCTCTCGCTCCGGCTACAACGGGCACATTCACGCGAAATGTGAGACGGCGGGATGCGTTTCGTGGATGGAGTAGGTCGGCAATCGAACCACAAGGAGTCTTGAAAAATGGAACGCTTAACTGAGCAGCGGATTGGGGAGTTGGAGGTGATGTACGCGAAGGCGGTGGACAGGTGCGAGGCGACCGCAGAGGAGATCGGCTCGGTGTGGTCCGCCTTTCCAGCAATCGCAGCAGAAGCGCGGAAGGGCTTGCAGCAGCGGTGGATTCCGGTGAGTGAGCGGTTGCCAGAGCAGGGCGTGCGG